CCACTGTTGTATACCCTTAATGAGGTTGGTCGTAATGTTATGCAAGGCGGGAGCCGTCGTTCTGCGCTATACGGTAGTATGAACTGGCAGCATGAAGATGCAACCCAACTACTCAAGGCAAAGAACTGGCATGATATAACTGTTGGTGATACTACACTGGCTGATTTGAAGAAGGCAGACTTTAACTTCCCTGCTCCATTGGATATGATGAACATCTCTCTTAACTATGATGATGCATGGTTAAAAGATCAGATGAATCCTGTGTTCATTGAGAATGTTAAGCAGGCTATGATGACTGGAGAACCTGGATTCTCATTTAACTTTGGAGATAAACAAAATGAAACGCTTAGGAATGCTTGCACGGAGATTACGAGTGAGGATGATAGTGATGTCTGTAACCTTGGTTCTGTTAATCTGGCAAACATTGAAACAATTGAAGAGTTTAGCGATGTGGTTAACCTCGCTAGTAAGTTCTTGGTATGCGGCCTTATTAGAGCGCAGCTACCGTATGAAAAAATAGCCAAGGTCAGGAGAGACAACAGCCGTATTGGCCTTGGTCTTATGGGAATGCACGAGTGGTTACTTAAACGTGACTCTCGGTATGAAATGACTGATGAACTTAAACAATGGATGAAAGTATATGAACGAGAAAGCAAACGATCCGCTGACCAGCATTGCGACAGACTTTTTCTCAAACGTCCTAAAGGCTACAGAGCAATTGCTCCGACAGGGACTATTAGCATCCTCGCCGGAACGACCTCTGGCGTGGAGCCAATCTACGCCGTGGCATACCGCAGACGCTACCTTACGGATGGAACACGATGGAAGCATCAATTTGTCGTTGACGGTACGGCCCAAGCCTTAATCGACGGAGGTATTAATCCAGATAAGATTGAGTCTGCTGTTGATCTAGCATCTGATCCAGAGCGTAGGATTAAATTCCAATACGAACTACAGAAATATGTGGATCACGCTATTAGCAGCACCATTAATCTTCCAGCATGGGGAACAGAACTAAATGGAGAACATACTGTGGATAAATATGCTACTACTATTGCTAAGTATGCTAGCGGACTACGCGGTCTGACTGTATACCCTGATGGAGCTAGAGGTGGTCAACCAATCACATCAGTACCTTACGAGGAAGCCCATGCTAAGCGTGGTGTTATCTATGAAGACAACAGTGAAGAACAATGTTTAAGCGGAGTGTGTGGAATATGAGCGGAGCTAATCTAGATGGATATAATACACCAAGAAATGGTATACATTTTAAAGAACTTCAAAGAAAGGTGGTTAATTTAGAAACTGAGTATGAAAAAATTAAAGAGGTAATTACATACTTAGTTAACGAGAACTTTAAGACCAGTGTGTTACCTAAAGAATGGGAGAAATTAAATGAAGGGAAAGAAAAATCTATTGGTGATACCGGATTGTCACGCAGCACCTGAGTATGACAATGATAGGTTCACCGCATTAGGTAAGTTCATAGTAGATGAGCAGCCAGATATTATTGTATGCTTGGGAGACTTTGGCGATATGCCTAGCCTCTCATCATACGATAAGGGAACTAAAGGGTTTGAAGGTAGGAGATACAAGAAGGACGTAGACTCTATACTAGACGCCCAGGATAAATTGTTCGCTCCTATTAAAAAGTTCAATGAGAACAAAAGAAAAAGAAAGGAGAAACAATACAAACCTAAAATGCATATGTGTTTAGGTAATCATGAGGACAGAATAGACAGAGCAATTAACTCTGCTCCTGAGCTTGACGGCGCTATCTCAATGAAGGACCTACACTATGAAAAGAATGGATGGAAGATCACTCCATTTAAGGGATGCCTATCCCTGGAGGGAATAAACTTCTCCCATTACTTTACATCTGGTGTAGCAGGAAGACCTATTAGTTCAGCACACATTGGCCATCAATTAGTTTCTAAGCTGCACTGCTCAGCGGTGCAAGGACATTCTCACTTGTATAATCACGCAGAACAAACACGACCAGACGGTCAAAAGATATTCGGTCTAAGCGCAGGATGCTTCTCACATCCACACTACTCAGAGAGTTGGTGCAGAGATACTGAATACAACTGGTGGAGGGGAGTTGTTACTTTAAACGGACTAGATGGAGAGGGATATTATGATGACATACACGCTGTAACTCAGCGCAAACTATTGAGGGATTACACATGACAGAAGAGCAATTAAAACCATGCCCATTCTGTGGGGAAGAAGCGGTAATAGCAGATATATTATTAGGATGCCCAGAATGTTTAGTTACATTTTCTTTTTTGCCTAACAATAAAGAACAAATAAAAACGGCTATTGATAAATGGAATACTAGATATGCTGGGTGATGTATTTAAGATAATACTTTTTTACATATCCTACATCTTGCTAGCTGGTTTTATAGTTTTTCTTTTTAATTGAATCCCGATTCCCCCCTTTAATTAGGGGGGATATTTTTTTTACACACCCAGGAGGGATAACAGTAAACCCAAACCACTCGCCCTTCTCATCTTTAGTAGTTGCTATACGTACTTCATCATCATTATTATTAATTAAATATCCATATGACCAGAAGGTTGGCAACTTAGTATCTTCATACCTTTCCCATCCGGCAGTAGAAATTATATCCTGCCATTCAACCTCAACATAATTTATTGCAGGGCCTGAGCTTTTTCTGCCCATTCCATTATCTCCAAATATTTTTGTGTAGCAAATTTATTATACTCATCATATAACTCTTGTCTTTTTTCTTCTGTTAGATTTGGATCAGACATAACTTTCTTTGCTCTTTTCATAATATCAGCAAGTTCTTTTTGAGTCCAATACGCTTTATTTTGCATCTCATAATCACCTATCTTTATGGTATTTATACCAAACCAAGATAGCCAAGCATCAAACTCACCATACTTTGTAAATCCATCCTTACCTATATTGCCCTCAATAATATCGTAAGCATACATGGTTTTCCAAAGAGGCCCTCCTCCTGATGCAATATCCCCCGCTCTATTTCTTGGCATAAGCATCGGCGGTATCATGTACGATGCCATAAACATCATAATATCCTGGGCCTGCTGATGAGGTGTATCGTTCTCATTCCATACAGGCTGACCAGTAAATGGATCGACATTCTGCAATCCACCTAGCAACCCTTGAACAGGACCTCCTAACACGCCAATAGTTTTTACAGCTTCTCCGATTTCTAGATTTGCTAAGTCTCTAGCGACAGAGAAATGAGCGCCCCAAGGCAAGAAGTAACTCATATCAAATGCCACCCACTTACCATTGTCATCTTTGTATGGCAAGAAGAAAACATTACCATTATTTTCTGCATACTCTGGAAGGAATGCCTTTAATGCTTCAACATCTTCTTCATCAAGCTCATCAAACTGAGACATTAATACTTCTGCCATAACAAATGGAAGTGCTAAGTATTTTCCTGTAGCAATAGGATGCTTCTTAACATTCCTAATCATTTGAGTTAAAGCTTTAGCATTAAACGTAATGAAGGGGGAGCCAAGAGGCATGGAGCGCAAGGTTCTTATTAAGGGAGACACGTTGCTATAGTCTAGCAATGCCTCGTTTGCCTCCATAGCAGCGTCTGATTCATTGTATCCTTGGTTCTCCATAAGGTCTATAATCTTAGCAATCTTAAATAACACTTCCGTCTTTTGATATAGCCTACCAAATACGTTCGCATTATCCATAAAGATTTTTAGCTTTGACCAGGTCTGCATCCCAGCAATATCTTTAGTTGCTTTAGCGAACTCTTTGTCTATTCTTCCAAGCTCTTCAGATGCAAAAGTAGTTTGTTCAATACCATACTTCCTTGCTATCTGCATATACTTTCCGTTATTAACAATGTTATCCATCGCATTATTAAGAACACTTGGTATCCTCCAGATAGGAACTCCAGAAGCATTTAAGAAAATAGTATTAGATATAGCGTTTCTTGCCTGAGCAGGAACCTGCATTGGAACGTGTGTATATTTAAATGCTTTTTGAACTCTGGTAAATAAATGTAGTATTGAATTCAACACTTCATTCTGAGACGAGATTGCTCCCTGCTGAGTTATATCATCCCAAATAATCTTATCTACCCACAGACCTTGCATCCCACCGTAACGCACAGACTTAGGAATACGCTTGTACTTCCTTGTGTCAGCATTCTTTATCTCTGGATACTTGGCAATTACCTTGTCAATCTTATTGACAAATGCTTCCTGCTTTTTAGCATCATCAATCTGACCTCCCTCTCTCAGTATAGCAGCCCTCTGACGTATCTCTCCAGAAAGATTCTTAAAGTATACTGTCGTACCTGATACACCATCTATCTCTACTACCTGATTAGGAAGAACCCAGCCAACATTAGCTGGATCACTTGCTATGTAATTTAGGTAGTTGATTGTAGCTAAGTCACTGCCTACCATAGAGATATATCTTGAAGCAAGATAAGCAGGGTCTTTTATTCTACCTGATACCAGGTCCTCAATAAAAGATTCCTCGTCTTTTCTGGCTCTGGTATAGCCCATGCTTCCCGGCATGTACCCTGTTCCTAACCTATCCTGCCCACTCTGAACGTACTTCAAGTAAACTCTAGGCAAGTACTGCCCTTTCAGTTCCTCGTATTGTTCTTCCTTTAAGACACCAGCATCTACAGCATCCTGACCAAGCCTTTCGATTTGATCTTTAGCCTTCACTGCGGCTTCTCTTATGGTCATCTTAGATTGGTTTTTAGGCCCAGGTTTAGTGCCGCGCAACACGGATTCGAACGGAGCGTACTCAATCTTCCTGTTCGGAAGCGCATCAGGACTTGCTCCTCGGGTCTCAAAGAATTTAGCTAGAGCTTCCTTCTCTTTCTTTCCTTTGACGTTAGCTAGCACATCATGCAGAATCCTGCCGAAGTTATGAGCCTCTTCTTTTTTACCTTTCATAAGCATGGCTTGCTTTTCAAGAAGCCTATACCCTTCAAGGGTCATCTTAGGTTCGATGTATTTCTGGATCATCTTGAATCCAGACAAGAGAGAGCTTCTACCTTTCTCAGCCCACTGAGTATTCTCTACTACTTCCTTGGTTATGCGCCTGCCTCTGCTTTCAGAGATTGCAGGCTGTCCTTCTCTAAACCCAAGCGAAGTAGCATTCTTAAATTGCCCATCTTCAAGAAGGATATATCCTGTAGAAAATACGTCTTCATACATATTAGTATACTTAATAGAATCATACCCAGCATCTAATATAGCTTTTCTAATTTCACTAGCAAAAGTAGTTCTTCCTACCTCTTGTTCCTTGCCGTAAATTTTTAGTACTTTCTTTGTATCAGTCCAGTCTGTTATTATATTTAATATCCTCTCCCCAAGAGGACCATCTAAACCATCATGGAATAATAGGTCTTGACTTTCAATAGAATTTTTCCAGGCAACAGGTATATTCCACTTCCCAATATCAGGCAACTCTAAAGGATTTTTTATTTTTATATATCCAGCATATGGGACAGGTTCTGGTGCGCCAGATTTTACTGCTGCTACAGCCGCAGCTTCTAACGTTCCCACTTGTAAACCGATCTCAGTCTTCTCAATAACTGGAGCAGTCCAAGCAAAAGGACTTGCATGCCATACCTTATCCTTCACTAAAGAATCTTTTAGGAATTCATATTTCTTTTTGCTTGAGTACCTTTGGCGTAGCTTATCATTGTCCGGGTCTCTTAATGCTTCAGAAGGAACCTTACCAACAGCGTACTGGATAAGACTTGTTATGTCATTTACGTCTACTTCTGGAGCTGCTTCAGTATCAAAAGGCTTAGTGATCTTTTTAAAGAAGTTAACAAATGCCTTGGTAATTCTATCCCAAAGAGTCGGTTTGATATCTGCTGCTTTGAACTGTATTACATGAGCAAGAACCTCTTCCCATAACACGCTATTTTTTTCATGCCTTACATACGTACCATCTGACTTCTTTACAGCAGGAGCGCCTATAACAGGAGGATACTTTCTATTCTTGGTATAGTTTAAGATAACCTGGTTAACAGCTTCCTGTACTACCTCATCCCCATCCCTGTTTAACTTGTACAATTGGTCAAGGATTTGATCGAACTCTCTGCCAGAGAATATACGCTTGCCGTAGTGCACACCGATCTCATGCAATATAAGACCTCTAGCATCGTTGGTATTATTGGCAATGTTATCAGAGATAAAGATTATCTTTGCATCAGTCTCATCTACAAAGGCATTAGTTTCTGTAGAGATTTTCTTGTATCTATTTGAAAGATTTCTAACTTCAGCAAGGGTTAGTATTTTAATAAACCCTGTCTCCATCATACGTCTTGTTGCCTTTTTTCCCCAGATACTGTTCATTTGAGATAGCAAAGCATTGCTTGCCTGTAGTGGAGAATCAAATCCTTTAACAGGTCTCTTTGATCTTGACTCTTTTATATCGCTCCAACCAAATTCATCTGTAACAACAAAGTCAGACTCATCCTCAATAGATGGTATATCTTCAACAACAGCTTCTTCAGTTGCCCACTCAAGTATCTGAGCAGCAAATTCTTTCTTGGTTTTGTGTGATTTGAATTGGAAGGAATCTTCCTGAGACGCTATTGCTTTAGCTAGCTCCCTTAGATCAGAGAGCGACATGCCACCTTTAGCCGGGGTGTTATTGAGTATCTCTGCTACAACATCAGTTTCTTCAGACTCTACTAAATCCCTAAGTATGATGTAGTCTTCTTTTATTTGGCCTATAAGATCAGCCCTTTCATCTACAGATTCTTCTTCTGTTTCTTCTAGGGTTTCAACTAATTCTTGGTACTCAGGTAATGTGCCTATTTTCTCTCTTTCAGAATCTTTTTCCTGCACATAAGCGGTAGCTTCTTTTAAGGTAGGTAGAGTAACATCCCATTCCCAGTTATGATCGTCATAATAATCAGGGTCTTCTACCTTAGAGATGTATACTTTCCATTCACCGGCTTCAGTCTTTGATGCTTTGTACCTTACGCCATCCTCTGTAGTAAGAGCGTATTCACCGCTAGATACTTTATCAGTCGTTACTTTTTTTTTTAAATCGTCGTAAGCTGCTGCTTGAGCATCTATACCTTGAGCATCTTCTGCTTCAGCTGCTCTGGTTTCTTGTACTTGATCTAATGCATCCATGCCTGACGCTTCAAGAGCGCCACGATCCTCTAGTAAATCAATCCATTCATTCAAGGCTTCGGTTGAAGACTTAGGCATTGCAACTCTAACTGCTTCTTGCTTTAAAGCTTTCCTCTGTTTCTTTAGGTCATTAAGGGTTGCTACTTCGTCAGAAGTTTTTTGCTTTCCTTCAAGTCTTGCTATTTCTTTTTCAAGAGCAGCATTTCTAGCGCCAAATTCTTTTGCAGTTTCATCCCTTACCGCAATGAGATCAATATTTTTATTCTTTGCTTGTTCAGTAAGGAACTCAAGAAACAGTGGCGATTCAGAACGAATAGAGTCTGCAATTATCTGAGCTTGGTCTATATTAGGAACGCTAAATAAAACAATCTCTCCCTCTTTGCCTGGATAGGTAACAGATATATCGTACCCTTCTGAATCCTCAGCCTTTGATAGTTCATAGTTACCTTTAATTTCAACATTAGGCTTGTTAGCGGCAGAAGTCTTTTTATCAGCTACCCACTCTGACCATGCAAAGTTAAAAGGTGAAAGAGTTTTAGGCTGTCTTGCTTTTGGCGCCTGCTTAGCTGCTTCTCTTTTGATTCTAGCTTGCGCTTTTGCATCTTTCTTGCCAGCACTTACCGCAGCTTTAGCTGCCCTAGCAGCTTTGCCCTCATCTATCTGCTCACGCTTAGCCAGCTGTTCGTAAACCTTTGCAATCTTATCTGGTGTAGCATCCTTCAAGTATCTACGAGCAGCAGCCTCATTAGTATGCGTTTTAAAAGGCTCTCCGTTTATATAAGACCAGACTACTGGGTTACCACCCTCGTCTACTTCAGTCTTGATTTGTCCTGTAAACTCTGGAGCTTTTGGAAGTGGGTCTGGATTATCAAATACTTTTGTAAGTCTACGCTTTGGTGCGTCAACATCTTCTGCCTTAACCCTAGTTCTTTTCTTGGGATAAGTATCATCAAGGAATCTTTGAGCGCCTTCAACAGTTTTGAATGATTTTTTAGGATGGTCGAACCCTTTGTAGGATACTTTAAAATCATCTCCTTCTTTCGTCACTACTGCTGACGAACCATCAATCATCTTAGACCATCTGGTATCACTGTCTTGAGTCCATGCTGCCTTACGTCTTGCTTTAGCTAGAGCCTCTTTTACTTTTTTACTGGCAAATTTATTCTCAAGCCATTGCTGAGCAGTAGCGATATCTGCCCATTCAATTGGTTGTTTGGTCCTATCATTAACTACTTTCTCCCCATCATAAGAAGCCTCATAATGAGAATCAACTTTCTCCTTTCCATCTTTGTCTACTGATGTAGTTTCAACCTTGCTGATAACAGCAGGCCGTCCATTTAAACTACCAGTACTACGAGACCCATCTTCATTGGGTCTCCACCCAGGCCTTCTATTTTTTTTCTTTGTTGTTGGGGGCTCCCTATCTTCCTTCTTGTCAGTGTCTGCTACAGCAGCAGCTGCATCTTCAGCAGTACCAAGATCAGGTTCTTTCTTATCTGCCTTCTTCTTTGCCTTCTTTTTAGACTTCTTCTTCTTCTTAGGCGCAGCAGGAGCCCCTTCAGGAGCCGCTGTCTCAGGCCCTGGTGGTGGGGTAGCGGGTCCAGCTTCCGTCTCTCCTGCGTCATCTGGTGCAGCCTCAGCAGCAGTCGCTACTCTTTGAGCCTCTCTTGCAAAGTAATCAGCAGCAGCCTGTTCACCTTCTTCTGCTTTTATCCTTTCGTACTCAGCTTGAAACTCTTCTAAAGTAAGCTCTGTTTCTGGTGCAGGAGGGGTAGCGTCTGCTTGTGTAGGAGCAGCTTTAGTTGGGGCAGGCTTTTCAGCCGCCTTAGCCTCTCTTTCAGCAGCAGCTTCTTCAGCCCATTCTGCCTTGAGATTATTAATGTTCTCATCTAGCCTGTCTACAAAAGCTCTCCTAGCTTCTGGACCAAACTCTCTCTTAATCTCATCAGCAATAGCAGCGCCCCTAGTTTTAATTTCTCCAGGAGTTACTGTTCCTCTCTGATTGTAGAACTGGAGGATAAATGAGTCTGCTTTTTCTTCAGCCTCAAGCTTATTACGAGCAGCCTGCCTTTCATCAAAAGCAGCCCTAGCTTTCTCATCAGATTCAGCCTGCTTCCTGAGGTCTTCCTGTTCTGCCCTTTCCTCGTCTAACTGCTCCTTCCTTCTTGCGTCTCTTGCTTGCTCAAATCTATCAAGTCCTTCATCAGCAGTTACTCTTGGCTCAGGCAGTCCTTGCACCCTAGCTTGAGCAGCACGGCGTCTATCACGAGCCTCTTCTAGTCTATTATCAAGCTCTACATCACCAGTGGTAATATTAGATGGGCCTAATTCGGTTTCTATTACAGGCTCTTCAGATCGTTCTCCCTCGTCTGCTCTCTTTCTAGCTTCTTCAGTAAGCTTAAGGTCTTCTTCAGTAGCCTTGCCACGGTCAGCCCTTTCCCTAGCTTGTTTTATTCTTTGAGCCCTAGTACGCGGGAACAAAGGACCTGTCTCTTTTTCTTGTGCCGCTGCTCTTTCCTCTTCTGCTAAAGCAGCATCGACTCTATCTGTAGATTCAGCGTCTGCTCTTGGGAGAATTTCTGGACCTTCTGGCTCTAGCGTAGGCTCGCCTTCAACGCCCCATATTGGAACATCAATATCAGCAGGGCCTCCAAGTGTAGGAGTAACCACCCTTCCTTCAGAGTCTCTTTGGCCTTCACCTGTTTGAAGAGTCTTTTGAAGTTCTGCTTTTCTTGCTTGGAGTTCACGTACCTTTGCATCTCTTTCAGGTCGTGATAACAAATCACTGAAAATACCACCTGTTTTTCCTTGAGACATCAAGGAATCTATCTCTGCATCTATTCTCGCTATCTCTTCAACCACACTTTCTTCTGCGGTTCCCTCAGCAATGGTAATTGTAAGTCTGCCATCATCTTCAACTGACAACCATTCTGGAGGATTATTAGGATCAATTCCTTCCTGCTCCAAAAATGCTTCAGCATTTTCTTTAGATATAGTAATAGTTCTACGAGGTCTACCTTGAGGGCCAGCTCCGGTCTGATCTGGTGCTTGATCTAATAAAACAGAAGGGTCTTGGAAAGACTCATCTTCTTCTATTGTTTCTTCTGTATCTTCTAGTACAGATGGATCATCTCCAAGCTCTACAGTTGGATCATACTCTGGATAGTCCTTAAGCAGACTTGCAAGAGTCTTATGTTTTTTAACATTTTTTATCTTTCTAGTTAGCTGAATCTTTTTTAATCTTCCAGTAGTATTAGCCCTCTCAGCCTCAAGATCAGAAATAATATTCTCTCTTACTGATTCAAGTTGTTCTCTGGCTCGCTCTTGAGCGCTTTTTCTAGAAAGCTGTCCACCCATTGCAACTGGAGAAACACCAAGACCTCCAAGGGCCTCAAAGAATCCAGAAAGAGCAACACCTTCACTTGTAAGCTCGGCATCAGTTCCAATCTTAGTAAGAATTTCTTCTGTTGCGCCTCCGCCAAACTCCCAACTTAAGTCTCTTCCTAAAGCTTCTGCCGCAACACGCATCTTACCTTTGTCTGCCAATCCTTTTCCAACTTTTAATATTGGAATTCTTTCAGCCCAAACGTTTACAACAGCAGAAAGAATTGATGCGCCAACATCCAATGCGGTAGCTTGTCCTGTAGTCTTACCTTGGTTAGACATTCTCTCTTCAAGAGTTCTTTCTGATTCAGAAATAAGAAGAGGAATACCAGCGCCAATAAATGCTGAAGCTAAATATGCAGCAGCATTTGGAAATGAATCTCTGACAAACAGCACAGCAGGCATAAAGTCGCCATCTTCAAACCCTTTCAGAACCTGATCCTGAGTAACCTTTGGGCGATCATCTCCAAGTTTTTCAGATACTTGTTCAAAAATACTTTCTATATAATTAAAACCATCTCTTCCTAAAGTACGCAGATTCTTTTCTGTGCCATCAGGCTCTACTCCATCAACCCAATCAAGTATTGTACCGCCAGCACCTGACAGGTTAGCCAATATACCAAAAGCAGAAGAACCAAAGTCTCCAAGATACCCAGTCCAAGTAAATCCTTCTTCAGGCGCTTCTTCCCAACCACCTCCGCCGGATTGTGCTGGAGAATATGCCTTTAACAAAGCCCCAAGGTCTCTTCCAATAGCATCTTTTTGCTGTTGATTTAATTCCATTAATATCTCTCTAGTGCTTGGCTAATCAATCCACCGCCTACATTTACTTTATTTCCATACTCATCAGTAACTTCGCCTGGAAGGGATTCTTTTTTAGGAGCTAATCCTCTAAATATATTCCAAAGCCTTTTCATAAATGTTTCTTCATCAATTCTTCCTTTCAAGAATAACGTCATGCCTGCATCTTCAAGCCCAAGAGTAAGAAGTTGTTCTTGGAAATCTCTAGAAAATACTGTAGACAAAAGAGTTTCTTCATCAATGTTCATATACTTATCTGCTGTTGGCTTGATAAACTCATTGTATTTAAACTGACCAACACCAACAGCTGTATTGCCATACTTTTCTCTAATCTCTCTCAAAGTCATATTAGTTAGATTAGCATCACCCTCGTCGCTTCCTGCTACAGCATTGTATCCATTTACATTGGACTCAGCATACTTAACCAAAGCGCCTAACGTTCTGTTTAGGGATGTCTTTTTGGTTTCAATCTCTTCAGATTCTTTAGGTATATTGGTTGGATAAACAACGTTACCAGTTGGCTCACCAATTGGGCCACCGACATCTTCATAAAGAGACCTTAAGGCAGCTTCCGATCCAATGCCGGTTTGTGGAATACCATCAACAGTCTCTGATTCCAATAGGGGCTCTTCAGAAATTCCTCCTCCAGGCGTCTCTTGAGCAGTGTCTTGCTCAGTATAACGAGCTCCTTGTTCTATAAGGCCTTGTCTGTAGTTATCTTCTGCAACTCCTGCATCACCACCAGTTTGTGTTGGTGGGACATATGCTGGAGGAAATTCTCTTTCTCCTCTTTGTGCTTGATTTATCCTTCTCCAATCTGCTTCTGATTTATATGACGGACCAAAAACATCAGTTAATTCCCCAGTGGAAGCTCCAATTTCTGATAAAACTGTATCATCTGTAATAATAAATTCTTCTTCTGGAACCTCTTCCCCTTTAAGGAAGGAAAATATTCTTGAAAGTGGTTTTGTAATTTGAGCTTCAGCAAATTCGCCAGCAATTACACTAACAACTTCTTTATCTGAAACAGGACCTTTAATTTCTTTTCTATCTTCCCCACTCCCCGAGTACCTTACTCTGGTTCTTTCAAGATTATTTTTTGTGTCATCCCATAACTCTTTATAAGTCTCGTTATTTTTTAAATAATCTGCTGCTTCTTTTACAGCCCAATCTTCAGCCTTAGCTATAGTTTCTTTTGCAAAACCTGGAAGATACTTAAAAATATGGTCTCCCCAAGGTATGTCATTCAAATTAAAGCCATCAGAACCTTCAGTCTCTGCTGAACCTTCTTCCGATGTTTGTTTGCCCGACATTATTTCATTGTACTTTTTTAGTATCTTATTTGCAACATCATCTGAAATCGAGCTAGTTGGAGAAACTCCGCTAAGAGCGCTAAACATCGTAACTCTTAAGCTATTGATTTCACTTAACTGATCTTCAAAAGCTTTTTTAGTTGCTGGGTCTAGTTTACTAATGCCGCCCATAGGAGCAGCTCTGCTCAATGCATCAGTAATATTTCTTGCTTCCAACCCTAGCTCTTTGTATAAATCCATAAATCTTGCTGCAGAAGCTGAAGAAGCAGCAATATCTCTTTCTTCCTGCATGTACTCTTCTTTAAGAAGAACAGCTGAATAATCTTTGAATGATCCGCCAGCAGAAATTAAACCCGCGCTCCAATTAATTGCCATATGGAACCTCCTGCGTAGCTAGAACTCCAGTTGGTTGCTGCCCTTGTGGGGAGCTTGAGTTTACTAAGTTAGTAACCATCTGCATTACAGATTCACCAGTAAACTGTGGATCATCAGACTCTATTGCAGCGCCAATGGCGTAAGTAAGAGCTTCACCCATAAACATCTGCTCACTTTTTTCATCCGGTAAATCTACTATATTTTCATGCATAACCAAATCTGTTAGCTCATGAACAACCTCTTCCATAATGGCAATTTCCATGTCCCTAGATACTTCTTTTCCCGCCTCTTCTTCAAGAGCTATCTCATTAGTTACTAGATTTCCAGCTATCTCTC